GACGCAGGCCACCCAGACGGAGAGCGGAGCGGGGGCGCTCAAGTTCTCCGGGACGGGGGCGCAGAGTCAGACGCCACAGGCAGAAGCCTTGGCAGAGGTGCTCAAGTTTGCAGGAGCGGGGGCGCAGAGTCAGGTTCAGCAGGCAGAAGCCTTGGCAGGGGCGCTCAAGTTTGCAGGATCGGGAGCGCAGACGCAGGCCACCCAGACGGAGAGCGGAGCGGGGGCGCTCAAGTTCTCCGGGACGGGGGCGCAGAGGCAGGTTCAGCAGGCAGAAGCCTTGGCAGGGGCGCTCAAGTTCGCGGGAGCGGGGGCGCAGAGTCAGGTTCAGCAGGCAGAAACCATTTCCGGCATCGAGACGTTCCAAGCTTCGGGTGCGGAGATCCAGTCGCAGCAGACGGAATATGGAGCCAGCACCCCCTTCAGTTTCTCGGGCACCGGGGCACAAGCGCAGGCCACCCAGACGGAGAGCGGAGCGGGGGCGCTCAAGTTTGCAGGATCGGGGGCGCAGAGTCAGGTTCAGCAGGCAGAAGCCGTATCTGGGGCGCTCAAGTTTGCAGGATCGGGAGCGCAGAGCCAGACGCCACAGGCAGAAGCCTTGGCAGGGGTGCTCAAGTTCTCCGGGACGGGAGCGCAGAGCCAGACGCCACAGGCAGAAGCCTTGGCAGAGGTGCTCAAGTTCGCGGGAGCGGGGGCGCAGAGTCAGGTTCAGCAGGCAGAAGCCTTGGCAGGGGTGCTCAAGTTCTCCGGGACGGGCGCGCAGATCCAAGTGCAGCAGTCAGAGCAGGGGCGCGTACCGCTCCAGGTGAGCGTAGCAGAATCACAGACGCAGCAGGTAGAGTCGGGTAGCGGCTCCCTACGCTTCACCGGTGCTGGGGCACAGAGCCAGGTATCCCAGACTGCGGCTGCCTTAGGTGCAGAGAAGTTCCGAGCCCAAGGCGCATCGAACCAAGCCGCCCAGACCGAGAGTAGCACCGGTGCCTTGAGCTTCCGAGGAAGCGCAGCACAGAGCCAGTCGAGGCCAGCCGAGGCCGCCGCAGGAGCAACGCACTACACAGCCGCAGGTGCAGAGACTCAGCCCCGACAGACGGAGCTTGCGAGCCAGGCGGCGATCATACGAGCACTCGCAGATCTCTCGGTGGCGGTGTACGACCCGCTCAATATCCAGGTTGTCTCGCACCTGGAGTACCAACTGAGTGTAAGGGGGTAAAATGGCTCCGCCGTTCTACTGCAAAAAGCGAAAAGAGACGATGGCTGAGGCGTGCGCTGATTGCGAGGACTGCCCGGGAAGTGGGGTGGACCTCGTGACGCACAGTCGCAAGCGCGCTATGTCTATCGAGGACGTGATTGAAGTCTTCGGTCGGAGGATGTAAAATATGGCTGAAGGTATAAATTACACACCCAGCCCAGTCATAAAGTCCTTCATGAGGGACAATTCGTTCTTCCGAGTGGTCAAGGGTCCATACGGATCTGGGAAGACGACGGGATGTGTCATGGAGGCCCTGCGGCGCTGCATCGAAATGCCCCCCTGCCCGGACGGAATTCGCAGAAGCCGCTGGGTCTTCGCGCGTAATACCCGATCCCAGTTGAGCGACACGTTGCTCCGCTCTGTGCTTGAACTTCTGCCCCCAGGTCTGGGCACCTGGAGCGTGTCAAATTTCACTTATACGTTAAAATTCAAGGACATACACGCCGAATGGATGTTCCGCTCATTAGATTCTCCTGAGGATATCCAGCGCCTCCTGAGCCTCCAGTTGACAGGAATTTTTATCGAAGAATGTCGTGAGATACCTCTAACCTTGGTGCTTGAGGCCCAGACCCGGCTCCGGCGTTTCCCACGTATCCAAGACGTTCCCGAGTATTGGAGCGGCATGATCTGTGCTACAAACCCGCCTGAAATAGATTCGGAGTGGTACAAGCTCATGGAACATCTCCCACAGAAGGAAGATGAGCCGACCACCGTAGTGCCTGCCGCAGTATTCAAACAGCCCTCCGCGATGTCTCCTGAAGCCGAGAACCTTCAGTATCTCCATAAGGATTACTACACCGACTTGATGAAGGGCAAATCGCAGGATTGGATCGACACCAACATCCACAATCTGTACAGCAAGAGCCAATTTGGGAAGCCGGTCTATGAGCGTTCGTTCCAATACGACAAGCGCGTGCAGACCAATCTCCCGATCAACTCAAGTCTTCCAATCATAATCGGTATCGACGGAGCGCGCAACCCGGCCGCCGCCTTCATGCAACTCGGGTTGGACGGCCGACTGCGTAAACTACGAGAGGCATGTGGCTTTGAGATGGGTTTCAAGACCTTTATCGAGACGCTACTCCAGCCGATGATTTCCGCCTATTTTAAGTCTAACCCATTGATTTTTGTGGGGGACCCGTCGTGGTCCAGAAGGAATGAAACCGACGACGGCTCCATTTACAAGATGCTGCGGAAGATTTACGTGACTGACAAACCCGGGTCGGGGAATGTGGTCAAGCCCTCGGACACGAACGACCCAGTCGCACGCATCAATGCTCTGGATGAGCCCTTTCGGAATATGTGGCCGGACGGAGAGGTTGGGGTCATATACGACCAGTCCTGCAAGATTCTGATCGAAGGATTGCGAAGCAAGTACCGCTACGTGCGAATCAAAGGCCCCGACGACAAATACCGGGACGTGCCAGACAAAGCGCACAAGTGCTCCCACATCGTCGACGCGGACCAGTACGGCACCATGTACGTGCTCGGCAAGCGGTACAACGCGGCTGACTTCACCCGAAGCACCTACAACGGAGCTACGAACCGGACCAGCCACAAACCAGCCGACAACTACGCAGGATATTAAGGAGCCCCACCGTATGAACGTCCTAAATAAAGACATCCTGGAGCAACTCGGCCAGCGGCTCCAGGCGCGCTTCACCATCTTCGAGGGGGAGCGCCGGCAGCTCGAGCTGCAGTGGCTCAAAAACCTGCGGCAGTATAAGGCGATCTACGACCCTGAAATAGTGATCCCCGCCGGCCGGTCGAAGGTCTACCCGAAGGACACCCACACGAAGATCGTAGGGTGGGTCGCCAAGATGATGGAGATGATGTTCCCGGCCCAGGACAAGAACTGGTCCGTGGAGACCACCCCCTACCCGAACATCGCTGAGCAGGACCTCCGGGTCATTATCCAGACTCTACAGCAACAGCAGATGGCGATGGCCCAGCAGCAGGCCCAGGCCGCGCGGCAACAGGGGCAGCCCCCCCAGCCGCCGTCACCCGTCACCTCCGCCATGATCGAGAAGGCTGTCCGCGACTTCGCCGACACGCGCGCCGCGGCCATGGAGAAGGAGTGTGAGGACCAGCTCGAAGACTCAGGGCTCGACTACCCCGAACTATGCAAGAAGGTCGTGCGCCGTGGTGGCATCTACGGCTTCGGCGTGGCCGAGGGACCGCTGGTTCGCTCGGTCATCACGCGAGAGTGGCAGCTCGACCCGACCGGCCAGTTCGCGGCCATCTCCAAGAGCATCCCGCAGCCCTACTACGAGGCATTGAAGGCGTGGGATGTGTATCCTGACCTCTCCGCCCCCCGGTGGGAGAACCAGACGGGGCTCTTCATCCGCAAGGTGTTCCCGAAGTCGGGGATCATGGAGCTTGCCACCCGTGACGACTTCTTCGGTGAGGTCATCAATGAGTACCTCTCCCGCACCGACAAAGGGAACTACAAGATCCACCCCTACGAGCCGCAGTTGAACGAGATCAAGCATACGAGCCAGAATCTCCCGGATATGACCCGGCAGTACGAGATCATCCGTTACTACGGCTTCGTCTCGGCCCGAGATCTTCAGGCCATCGGAGCCGACGTGCCGGAGTCCGCCATCGGTAAGGACATCCTGGCGGACGTGTGGCTCCTGGACAACGTGCCAATCAAGGCTGACACCGCCCCCTTCGGCACGAAGGTCTCCGACATGTTTCACGTCTACATCCCGGAGGAAGACGAGGACGGCCCCCTCACCGGCACCGCCAAGGTCGAGGTGCTCCGCGACTCCCAGATGAAGCTCTGCGCCACCGACCGCATGATTATGGACAACGGCGCATCCTGTTGCAGGGCGATAGTGGAGGTGAACCACGACCTCCTGGAGCCGGAGAGCCAAGGGGTGGACATCACCGGGGGCATGACGGTCCATCGACATGGCGAGGGGAACGAGGCGAACTACCCGGCGGTGCGCTCCATCGACATCCCCTCGCATATTACCGAACTCCTGGAGCTGCGCAAGTCGATCCTTGAAGTTTTCGACGTGGAGTCGAACCTCCCCTCCTGGCGCATGGGGAACGCCCAGCCTCTCGGGGAAGCGTTCAGGACCAGTAACAACATGTCCATGATGGCCTCCGGAGGGGACATGGTGACGAAGGACGATGTCCGGGCCGTAGACCGCTTCGTGAAGTCCCTGATCGGGTCGCTCGTCCGGTGGAACATGGAGTTCAACGACAAGCCCGAGATTAAGGGGGACTTCAATGTCCAGCCCCGGGGGAACCTGTCGCTCGTGGCAAAGGAAGTCCGCGGCGCCGCGCTTGTGCAGATGAAGCAGACCCTCACACCTCGGCAGCAGTGCCTCATCAACGACGATGCCTTCCTCATCGAGGAGTTCAAGACCCGGGACTTGCCAGTCGGCTTGGTCAAGACCGGAGACGAGGCGACCCAAGCTCTGGCGGCCTACGACCAGCAGCAGCAGCAGGCGGCGCAGATTCAGCAGGGTCTCGACCAGAGCAAGACCCAGAAGCAGACCGCCGACGCTCAGAAAGCGACCGCTTCCGCGCAGGAGATTGCCGCGATGGTCAACGCCAGGGTGCAGGAGAAGCTCTCGCTGGTCGCGGCAAACCTGGCGAAGGCCAAAGGGTCCACGGACTCCACCGCTCTGAACGCGATCCAGATGATGCTGGACGATCACCACCAGACGGCAGACAGGGAGCAAGCCGCGCAGCAGCCGGCGGCACCCGCAGGGGGTGAGGCATGACCCCCGCTGAGTATCAGTCGCAGCGCGCCGGGCTGAAGGCCAGAGAACGGGTCCTCGCCGCGAAACTCACGGAGAGGCTCCAAGGAGCAGAGGTCCGGGACGAGCTTTTTGAGTATCTCTGGACGCGCAGGGAGTTGGCGAAAGAGCGCCTCACGAAAGAGTTGTCCGAGGGCGTGCAGGGCGCAGCGGCGGAATTGAACGATTTAATGGACTTGTTCAAGGCGAAGTGAGTGTTTTCTCTTGACTTACTCAGTGAGTGCAATGTACACTCACCCGCAATATCTACGAGCATTAAAGGGGGATCACGATGGCAGGGGAAGAGATAGCGGACATTCTGGCAGACGAGGCATTTAGCAAGGCCTTCGACGAAGCGATAGCACCGGAACCCAAGGTAGAAACGCCCCCTGAACCTGTCGTGGAAGTCCCGCCCGAGCCCGAAGCGAAAGTAGAGCCGGAACCCGTAGTTGCCCCCGTCGTTGCTCCGGCAGCCGCTCCGCCGGTTGACATCGAGAAGCTCGTAGCGGAAGCAGTGGCGAAGGCCACCCTGGCTCCGGCCGCAGCCGCCCCGATCCCTGAACCTGAAGACCCCGCAGTTGCGGAGG